CAGACACGGTAGGGGCTATGGTAGGAAGTAATACTGAGACTGATATTACTGTATCCTATCAGGATGGTGACAACACTTTAGATTTTGTAGTCGGAACATTAAACCAAAACACAACTGGCACTGCAGCTGGTTTAAGTGGAACGCCAGACATCACAGTAGATGACATTACCGCTGCTACTTTAGATATTTCTGGTAATGTTGATATCGATGGAACTACAAACTTAGATGCTGTAGATATCGACGGTAACGTACAGCTAGATGGAACATTTACTGTAGGTGTCAATGACACAGGATATGACGCTATATTCTATGGAGATACATCAGGTCGTTATGTGTTCTGGGATGCGAGTTCAGATGTACTTGCATTAACAGATTCCACTTATCTAAAATTTGGAAATGGCAATGATCTCACTATAGGCCACGATGGCAGCAACAGTTATATATGGACTGGTGGTACGGGGGATATGAAAATCATGCAGTACACTGCCGATAAAGATATTTCGGTATGGAATGATGACGGTGACGGTAGTGAGGAAGTTTATACTTATTGGGACGGATCTCTGGCTGGTGACTTCAACTTCACAAGGTGGAATGACAATGCAATTATTGCACTAGGTAACAGTGCTGATTTCTATGCCTACCATAATGGTACTAATACTTATATCGAGAACCATACTGGGGATCTAATTATTCAAAACGGTGCTAATGATAAAGATATAAAATTTAGATGTGATGATGCTTCTGGTGGCACAACTGATTACTTCTACTGTGATGGGGATGTTGGCTCCGTACCAATTACTAAATTCCCTGATGATTCAGTATTAGCACTAGGAACTAGCGGTGACTACTGGCAGTACCATAATGGTACAGATACTTATCTCGCAAACTTCACAGGCAATTTATACGTCGACTCTAATGGGACAGATAAAGATGTCGTAATAAGAACTGATAATGGTTCTGGGGGTTTAGCAGCGTATATAACCTGCGACGGATCAGCTACAGCGGTAACTCTTCATAAAGCGACTACGGTATCAAGTGGAAACTTAACGTGCTCCAGTGGTAATATAGTCTGCTCCAGTGGTAATATATCTGCTGATTATGGAAACATCACTGGATACTACAAAGATTTCTTAATTGAGCACCCAACTCAAGAAGGTAAGAAACTTCGTCATGGATGTCTTGAGGGCCCAGAATATGGAGCTTATTTCAGAGGTAAGTCTTCAGATAGTATTATTGAATGTCCTGAGTACTGGACGGGACTGGTTGAAGAAGATTCTGTAACTGTCCAACTTACAGCTATTGGACCGAACCAGAACATATATGTAGACCATATAGACGAAGATGGTAATATCCATGTCGGTAGCAACACTGATGAGCCTTTAAACTATTATTATACAGTAAATGGTGAGCGTCAGGGTAAGAAAATAGAGGTTGTTGAAGACGCATAAAACTAACATTTTTACTTGAATTAGCCTTTTATTTACATAATGTACTTTTATGAATCCAATTACTTTTACGAAGGACGAAGCTAACTTTTTAGTTAGGATGATTGACTTAGGGTTAAAGAGCCCACAAGGAGGAGCCGCTCTAGCAACACGAGCTGCTATTGTTCTAGACAAGATAGGACGGGCAGCTCCTAAACAAGAAGAGCCCGCCCAAGATACCGAAGAAGCTACAGAAGAGGAAACTGATTAATGCCTCTCTACACAGAAGAGACTTTTAATAAACACTGGATGGCTAATATAGTCGAAGGTGAAACAATAGATAAGCGGGTAGTTTTAAGCTTTCCTGATTATGAAGCTCTTCTTAATAGGGGGTGGGAATCTGTACCAGCTCCTGAGTCTGAGGAGCCTACAGAAGAGGAGCCTCCAGAAGCTGGCTTCTTGTACAGCTAATAGATAAGTGCTATATTGCTCTTTTATGAGCAATAGCGAAATTGTAGCTAAAGGGGTGGCTGGTATGACTGGTTCACTAGTAGCCGTCACGATCCCATATGCGGAAGTCATTCAATGGGGCATCCAGGTTATTGGAGGTCTTTTAGGTATTACAGTAGCTGTTATCACATTGTATAATTTATTAAAAAAGAAGAAATGAATAAACAATCAATATTAGGTATCGTTCGACACATCCTCACTTTCGGTGGGGGTTTTATGACACAAAATGGATTAGCCTCTGGTGAAGAAGTAACGACTGGTGTATCAGCCGCAGTTACTTTAATTGGAGTTATCTGGTCTGTTCTTTCCAAGAAGAAGAAGTAATGGCTTATTCCTGCAAAGGAAAGAAGTCTGCCAAAATGCGTCCTCCTAAGAAGCTTTCAAAAGCGGAAATACTTAGGGCAGAGAGGCGTAAGAAAAAGTGAGGCATTTCTTCCGTATAATAGTATTAGCGTTAGAGGCTTATGTGAATTACACTAGGTCTAAACAACGCAAATACGTATATGACCTTGAAGATCAAATTGATAAGCTCGCTGCTCTTGGTACTCCTGCTGCCAAGTTGCGGCTTGAACGACTTAGTGGGAGACTCAGCATTGAACGAAAGCGCAATATATGACCCACCTACCGTCACTCTCATAAAAGGGTACGATTATCCTTTTAAAGAAGGCAACCTCATGGGGCGTGGGCAGAAATTTCACAGTGATTATTCCTATCGTCGTGCTATAATAATAGGAGATGATAGCACTTTGCGTAGGACACAGCCGACCAAATGATTCAGGAGCAGCCTCAGTAACAGGGGTCAGCGAGTGGGATTATAATTCCGAACTCGCTGAGATGATTGCGGGTAAGCTGCGGGAACCTGTAAAGGTTTATAGTACTTATAAAGGCAATGGGTACGTCAGTGCCATGAGATGGCTAGCCAAAAAGCTACATGATGATCGTGTTGATACCGCCCTTGAATTACATTTTAATGCTGCATCCCCCAAAGCCACAGGCCATGAATGGCTGTACTGGCACAATAGTGAGCAAGCGAGGCTATTAGCCCGTGCTCTACGGGACTCATTTGAAGATTCTTTTCCCTTATTAGCCAGTAGAGGCATAAAGCCTAGAACTAAAGGGAGCAGGGGAGCCATGTTTTTAAGAAGCACCTGCATGCCAGCTTGCATCGCAGAACCATTCTTTGGTACTAATGAAACTGATTGGGAGCTAGCCGTACAACATAAAGAAGGGATGGCTGAATCAATAGCGGGAGGTTTAAAATTATATAAAGAAATATCTGGAAGGTGGTAATGTGGATCTTCCTAAATCAATATCGATTGCAGGACATCGTATAGAACTAGAAGCGGTCCCCTTTGGGGATGATGACCCTCCTTATGGGCTTTATTTCCATGATAAAAAGCTTATTCAAATTAACAAAAATATTAAAGGGAAGACTCTATTAGAAACTATAAGACATGAAATGATGGAAGCTAGCTTACTACTAAGTGGTGTAGGCTGGCTTGAAACATATGAGCAAGAAGCAGTTGTCCGTTGCATGGAGGAAATATTCTTTCCTGCTTGGGAGCTCTTTCAGAAAAAAATAAAAATTAAAGACAATGCCTGACACCACTTTTAGAAAAAATTTATATTCTTACATTTTAAAGAATGAAACCATTGGGGGTAAGCCAGCCCTAAAAGTTTATAAAGATATTAAGGGAATCCCTACGATTGGTGTTGGGCACAAATTGAAGCCCACAGAAAAATTTACATCTATAACAGAACAACAGGCCGAAGATCTATTTAACCAAGATGTGCAAGAAAAGATAAACTATGTTGTAAAGGATATTGGAGAAGCTCATTGGAAAGAGCTACCTGAACCTGTACAGATAGCCCTCACTGATTTTGATTTCAGAGGAGATTGGAGAGGTTCCCCTAAAGCTACGCAATTCTTTAAAGATAAAAAGTATTACGCAGCAGCTAAAGAAATGTTAGACAGCGATGAATACCGTGAGTCTAAAGAAAAAGGTACGGGGATAGCTCCTAGGATGGAGAGAAATGTACAGGCCATAGTAGATCTAGGAAACGCTAAACACTTGGATTTAGGATTCGAGGAGGCGGTAGAGGCTAGATTAAGTAATGAGTAAAAAACAATTCAATAACACGGAGTCCTTTGTGAAATTCGTCCCTTCTGGGGATGATATATGTAAGGCACACCAAAGGGCAAAGACTATGGGGGTGTTGCCCAACTCGTATACGAGAGGTTTAGGCCGAATGGCAGGATGTTTGGGAGAGATAGCCGTCAATAAATACTTACCTAGAAGCAAGTATGTCGGAGATTCCTCCTTTTGTTATGACATAACATACAAGAACAAAGAGATAGAGGTTAAATCTAAAACTTGTAGCTCCGCCCCAAAATTAGAATACAGTGCTTTTGTTAACTGCAAAAACAACCCAGTTTTAAATAATGATATTTATTTTTTCACCAGGGTACGGAGAGATTTAATGCTCGTATGGCTAGTGGGGTGGCTCCCCACAACGAAACTGCTAAAGAAAGCAGACTTTGTAAAGCGAGGAGATATGGACGAAGACGGTTTTGTGTTCAAGTCTTCAGGACTACATATACCCATCAGTGATTTACAACGTCCTAATACCTTTAAGTAAGGACTGTATTAATCAACATAGGAGCAGGGCAACCATCATTGATTGCTACATCAACGTGGTGAGTAAACTTCTCCCACAGCAGGTCCTCCGCTTCTGCTGCCCTTTTTTTTGGGTAGTACTTAGCTATAGATTGCTCCACACTATAGACTGCTTCTAAAGAAGCTGTCACTCCTACGAATCCATAATGCATGTCAGGGATCACATAAACACTGTCGGCTTCTTTTCCTACTGTCTCACTTAAAAAATCATTTACTTCTTCTTCGCTCATTTTATTAATCTTCTTTTATTTTTAGAGGTGTTTGGTTTTATATCGTATTCTTCATCTAAACATATTTCCCAATAAGTACCGCCCCCAGAACCCGTAGAGTATATGGGTCTTAATGTTTTATCTATTCTACATTGTTCTTCCATTGTCTGGAGCCCTTGCCCCATTGCATATAAGTCATGGGAGACTGCTAAATGCTTGCCTTCATTATAACGAATAATCATGGATTGCAAACCAGTAAGTGTGTCTACAAGGAATTTTGGACCTTCTTCATCAGATGTCTCAAACTCAAACTTTCTGTGCTCCTGAACTAACCATTCCACCATTTCGGCCACATGGGATCTTCTTGAGTTATCATAAGCTGCTTTAGATATCACATCATCGATGTAGTTTTTCATACCAAATCTAGTAGTACCTTTTAGGTGTTCTGGTATTTCCCAATCTTCTATAAACTTGGCAAAATAAGGTAGCTCCTTTTTTATTATTGCTGATAAGTTTTCTGGGAAGTCAATCATAGCACTTTCTGCAATCCGCAAGGCTATTATCTTATCCCTATTACTCTGATCTAAAGAAGGGATTACTGACAAGCTAGCAGGGTCTTGGTTGAGAGTAATAAAAACTCTAGGGGATATGGGTATCTCTAGGGAATCTGCGTATTTTGCGTGGTAGTTCATGTACCTATTAGCCACAGCCGCTTTTAGAATTTCCTCTGCCTTTCTTTGATCCGAAAAACTAGCGGCACTAACGGTGTCATCAATCGTCCATAGAGCGTAGTTAGCCAAGTCCTTGTTAAAGGAAGTCTTTCCTGATAAGTACTGAGAAGCATTAGTAGACCCTCCTAGAAGAGGGGAAGCGATACCTCCAGAGGTTAGTGACTTACCTACCCCAGCCCCACCACACCATATCATGGCGTGTCCTTGCTGCATGGTAGACACATCTCCTACTTTGAGAGCCAGTCTAGCCACATGAAGCCAAGAGTACCAAACTTCCTTTTGATCAACAGAACAATTTTTAGCAAATAGTTGGTTAAAAAAATTATTTAACCAGGGCCAGTTTTCGGGATCTCCATTGTCAGCTGCTGGAAGTATTTTAAGCTTCCCCTCATTCAAGATCCGTTTGTTTTTATACCTAACAATTCTTTCATTGGAAAAGATAACAGGTGCTATAGCGTCCACCCTGTTCTTGTTGTTTATAGAGTTTATAGCAATCTCCAATTCAGACACATACGTATTCTTTTTAATTTTAGGAGAATACCCCAACATTTTAAGTTCAAGGTTTAGTTGGTCCTTAGTTATTTTTTCAGCCTTACCATCCCCTAGTTTGAAATATAAAGTCCCGTTGTACCAGTAATTATCTAGAACCCTTTTTAGTTTCTCTTCCTCATACTCACGTACAAACTCAGCCCCAAGAATTTCCTTCCAAGATTTAAATTCCTGTATTGACCTTGTACTAAAATAGTAAACCCCATGTTCGAGTACGATGCATCCAGTTCTCTCTTCAAATGGTTCAACATCAAACACAAATAGTCTTGTACCAACCCCAAATTCTTCTTTAGAGCAGTTTATTTTTTCCTTATACATCCTATGTAGTTCATCATAGATGACATCCATGGGTATAATGGCCTCGGCTGTTGTGGGGGGAGATTCTTGTACGGCTTGGAATAAAGCCCCAACAACAACATCTTCATCAAGGGGTTCTCCTATTTTTCTCCAATTAGTACCTGCTGCAAAGTATTGTGTACTATTATAAGAAGCTGTATCAAATCCTGGAAACACTCTTTCAGCTCCTATCTTAGCCCCAATCCTTTTATAGAATGCTTCGTATGATTCCTGCGGGACGGGGTAGCCTCTTGGGAACAACCAAACTAATCTAGCGTACCCTGAAAAGGATTCACTAATCCAAGTAGGGCGATACTCCTTGCAAGCCATTGCAATCATCTCCTCGGTCTTCTCAGGGTCGTGGGAGGCATCGTAGTCAGCAACTATCCCATGTACTTTAAATATAGGATTTTCCTTTGTAACTCTAAGGTTAGGGCTATCCCCTTCACAGAGAGAAAAGAATGCATAATTTGTATCTTTTTGACCACACCAAGTAAGGAATTCTACTTTGTTTTTAAACTCAGGGGTCTTTAAGTCTAAGTCGGCTATGCTTTCACATTTAGTAGCTAGATGATCTTTGTGGTTTTTTATATATCTAAAACTCATTTTTGGTACTTGGTTACAATTTTACCGTCAGCTTCTAGGGGAAGTTCAGGTATCCATGTCGGAGGGGTTGACATTACTTCTATGACATCTTTTAAAGTGTCTTCTGCTTTCTCCTCGTCCACTTCAATGACAAACTCATCGTGAACGTGGAAAATTATTTTCATACCCATGGCTTCTAGCCTCAACATCATATCGGAAAAGACATCTCGACTAAGGGCTTGAGATGCATTCTCTGCTAGTAGACCTCCCCAAGCTCTCATTGGAACTTTTTTACCTCCCCTGTATTGGTACACCACATAATTAGTTCTGTTATCACCAACATTCTTTTTAACTTTTCCATATTCTAATGTCCTACCTGAAGGAAGTTCTATAGAGAAATCTTTTTGAAGGTAGTTACATGTTACAACTCTTCTCTGATAGTCATTCCATAATTTTACTACTTGTCTAAAAGTAACACGGTATAGACGAACTCCGTAAGCAGCCTCCTCTTCACTCATCCCTGTTATTTGAGCAAACTTCTTGGCTGATATACCATACCCACATCCCAAGATAATTTGTTTAACTATATGTCTAAGCCTCCCTCCCTCTAATTCTTTAAAAGGAATTTCCTGTGGTTGGTACATTCCAAGTCTGTAAGCAAACACTTCATATATGTCATTACAGTCTCTAATTAGGTCTAACATTCTTTTATCCTTTGCTAGATAAAACAATGTACGAACTTCTATTTGAGACAAGTCGGCTATAATAAGTTTCTTCCCCTTGGGAGCTTTTATCATGTGCCGTAGATTAACTCCAAAGTGTTCCGCTCTGGGTAAATTCTGTAAGTTAAGGTTTCCCCCACTACCCGAATATCTGCCTGTGTGGGCTCCAAAATAAAAACATCCCCCGTAGTATCTCAAATCATCCAGAGTGGCGTACTCAAAACTTTGTAACTTTCTCTTTAAAGCATTTATTCTACGGTAGTCTCTCACGGCCAGAATAAATGGAAATTTCTCCCCATACTTTTCAACAAACTCACTTGCTTCTTCTGAAGTAAGAGCCATGCTAGCAGGAGGTTCTATGCCCACCTTACGGCATTCTACATTAAAAGCTTTCCTGGATAAAATAGGAGCTTCCCCCACCCAAGGTATATTATTTTCTGCCTCGAATAGTTTATGGGCAATTATATCTTTATTCTTTGTAAGGAGATCATAATCTATAGGAATCCCCCGTTGAACAATCCTTCTATTAACGGTGCTAATTTCTCTTTCGTGTTGAGGCCATTTAGGGGACAGTTCTTCCCAAAGTTTAAGGCATAGCTCAGAATCTTTAAGGGCATAATCATCTACTTCCTTTTGGAACAAGTCCGTCATACTCTCCCACCGTTTCCCTGACATGTTATCTCTGGTTGATTTGCTAATCTCTAGATTAAACACCTCGGTAGTAGCCCCCTTTAATGATCTAGGAAGCCCACAATAAACAGATAGATCTGCTGTGCAGTGCCACTCTGCATATTTAACAGATGGCCACCAGTTTTGTTTTATACCATATAGATATAGAGTTTCATCGAAAGATGCGTTGTGGCTTAGAACACGCTGCCCTTCCAGTTTACTCCAATCAAAATCTTTAGGGTGTCCTACAAAAGAGGTTCCTTCATCCCCCCATATAGATACTCTGTAAGCATCAAATTCTGGGTGGCTAAAATAACCTAATGGACCAAGAGTCTTTATAGAGCACTCTTTGTCATAATACGTTTCGTAATCTAGGGCAAAAGTATTCATATCGGTAAGGTTGCCCTAGCAGTCTTGGTGAAAGCATAAGCCAAGACTACTAGAGCGTCCCCTCACAGTGGGAGTATCTACTCTCCCTTGTGCTAGCTCTCGCTAGAATCTTCTTTTAGTTGTGCTGAGAACACGTTATGCAATACGTTCATCCTGCCCAAGTGTTGTGTAAGCTCTTCGAGCTTTCCTTTCACTTCTTGTCTGATTTCCTCAACGCTTGCCAATTCAGCTTCAATTATTTCACGCTCTGTCATGAGATGATACTTTTATAGTTAGTCGCAAACTCAAGTACATCCTTGCTAACTTTCTCTCTCGATATTTTTAGCATGGGTTCCACCCATTCATTACCATTCCACTCACGATCCACTACTCTCCAAGTCCACATGACATTGGCAGGGCTCGCATTTGGGTTGGTTGCCAGGAAGGTAGCAATCTGCTTAAAGGTTCCTGTGTAGGCTCCTTTACTTCCAGTATCGTAGATGCCTAGAGCATAGTTAATATCTCCAAGAGGGTATGTGAAAGCCCCTTCATCAGAACCTTCTTGTTCTGGAACAAGGAAGATAAGGTCTGCTGCTGGTTTAACATCAAACTCTGTATCTGCTTCTATCTCCGCTTTTTCTTCCTCAGTGTAAGCGACACGCCCACGGATCTGTGATCCGAATGGTGTCTGCTCCCTCCATTTCTTTCGCACTTCGACAAATACAATATCTGTCTCTTTCTCTTTAGGGATAACAACATATTCTTGATCTTGAATAAGATCTCCTGTTTCCCCTGCCTTGTATTTTGAACTATTCTGTCTCAGAGAATATCTGGGAACTTGAATGTCAGAACTATCTACTACAAATTGTGATTGTTCTGCTAGTTCGTTCTTTACTACTTCGACAACTTCATGTGTTGCCTCTTTGGTTTTAGTCTTGCTCATGTATTTTGTTTTTTTAATTTAAGTCAATGTGTATCGTTTTTCAGAAACATCGACAATGTCTGCCTCGCTCACAGAATCTAAAAAATCCTGCTTCACTTGGCCCTTCTCCCCATCTGGGGCTCGTTTACTTACAGCAGTGGCAACTTTTTGCAAAGGAAAAGTTGCTAGTGTGAGTAATTCTTCATCTGGCATGTCATATGCCTTCGCTATTTCCATTAGCTTTTGATTGTCATTACACTTCTTCGTAGCCCCCATAGACTTTAATCGAAGTGATGGGAACTCTTCTCCCTCTTTAGCTTTCAATATAGCTTTAGCCTTGATCCTTGTAGCCCAGTTCGTGACTATTTTAGCAATTGCCCATAGCTGTTCCAGTGTAGCCATGTCATCTGGGTCATCGATATCAGTATCTGGGATAGGGTGATCCGCTACCCGTTGAGCCACTTCAATTGCGATGGCTCCTAGAGCAGGACACTTTGCTTCAAAGGCGCAGAACCTACAGTTAACAGTAGGATTAATATCCTCAATTGCAGGAGTACCATATTCCCATTGAGGTCTTACCCTCTCTCCTTCGAGGATGGTCCAGGATAACTCTTTAGTCATGTCTGGCATTTCATCCCTCTTGAATACATCGTGCAAGACTTCATGTCTCACAGGTACATAGAACACGAACGTGATTTCCTGTATCTCTTTGAACTTCTGGAAGGCTCCTAATGCATACGCTTTCGCTTGCCAGTTATCTCTAGGTGAATCAATCACAGAGATTCCTGTCTTATAGTCCCCCATGATTGCTTTATCTCCGTATAGTATTAGGCGGTCACAGGTTCCCCATGTACTGGTTCCATTAAGTT